GTCGACCAGGCAGGCGACGTTCGAGAACATCCACCGCTGCACCGGGTGGCCGAAGTGGATCAGGCGACGCTGCAGGATCTGAGCCTCGGTCGCCTTGATCGCGGGCGACATCGTGACCCAGCCCTGCCGCATGCTCAGCACGGGGACGCCGAGCGCGACGAGCGTCGTCTGCAGGTACGTCGCGTTGTGCGGGTCCATCGGGACCTCGACGACGTTGTAGCGGTCGCAGGTCGACAGGACCCAGTCCTTGACCGCGTCGTAGTCGACCGCGTTGCCCGGCGTCGCGTTCACCAGGCCGTCCTCGACCCAGCGCGTGACCGGGACGCGATCGCGACCCGCGCGTTCCAGTAGCGTGTCGGCGGGGATCCAGAACTCCGGCGCGACGATGTACGCGGGACCGACGCCGGCGAGACCGATCGCGCGCCGGATCTCGGCGAGCAGCTCGCAGTCGCCCGGGCGGGGGAACACGCGACAGCCTGCGGTGTAATCGGCCGTGGCGGAGAGGTCGAGGCCGATGTAGCACCGCTCGCCGCGGAGCCGCTCGAGCGCCATCGCCAGCAGCTCGGCGCGGAACTCCGAGCCGTTGTTGCACGCGTCCCAGTCCGGCATCGGAAGCCAGGCCGAGCTCGTCTCCGTCCACCGGTTCTCGTGCTTCCGCAGGTACTCCGTCCACTCCCTGGGACGGCGCACGGCGGTGCGGTACTGGATCGCGAGGTCATCGAGGTGAACGGTGACGCCGAGGTTCGGGTTCGCCTTTCGCTGGGCAGCTTCCGAGCCCGGCGCGTCGCCCTCGTCCGGCCGCGCGATGAACGCGAAGACGTCGTCGCCCTCGCCCGCATCGAGGCCCTCGAGGATCTTGATGCAGTCGGTCTCGAGCTCGTAGCACGGGCCCTCGCGCTTGCCGCCCGCGGTCGTGGTGTAGACCGTCAGCGGCTCGGGGCTCGCACCCATCCCCGATTTGAGGACGTCTGCAACCTCGCTCGTCGGGTGTTCGTGGTACTCGTCGATGATCGCGAGCGACGGGCCGAGGCCGTCCAGGGTGTGCGCGTCCGACGCGACCGCGACGAAGATCGACCCCGACGGCCGGTGCACCATGTGGTGACGGCTGTCGCGGACGTCGATCTCCTTGGCGAGGAGCTTCTCCTTGCGGGCCGACTGCGCGGCTTGGTTCCAGCAGTAGGCGGCCTGGTCGCGCTTCGTGGCGGCCGAGTACACCTCGCCGCCGGCCGAGCCCTCGAGCACGAGACAGAGCAGCGCGATCGCGGCGGCCGTCATGCTCTTCCCGTTCTTTCGCGCGACGCACAGGTACGCGGTGCGGAAGCGCCGGAGCCAGCGGCCGTCCTCCCGGCGACGCTCCCAGCCGAAGACGGACGCGACGACGAAGATCTGCCAGCGCTCGAGCCGGAACCGCTCGCCGGCCTTCGTCGCCTTGCTGGTCTTCGGGTGCCGGACACGGTTCTCGATCCACCAGCACGCCCGGAGGCCTCGGCGTGCGTTGAAGCGGAGGCCCCGCTTCGCCCCGCTCTCGCAGTCACGGACGTGTCGCTCGACAGCCAGGCGGACGAGGCGACCGACGACGATCCGGCCCTCGAGGACGTCGTCGACGTAGGCGTCGAACTCGCGCGCGAGATCATGCAGGCCCCGCATTACCGAACTCGGCGGGCACGTCGGCCGCGCCCTCGGGGCGCTTGGTCGGCCCGGTCACGCGCGCGCGGGCCGACGGCGAGAGGCCGAGCTCGGCGGCGTACATGCGGAGCTGGCTCATCGCCTGATTCCAGGTCGTGAGCGCCGGGTTCCGGATCTGGGTTCCCTCGGTGCCCTCGACCAGAGTCCCGAGCCGCTCGATGTCCTCCTCGGCTTCGCGGAGCCGGGCCCACGCCAGGCAATACCCGGTCAGGACCGCGCGGTCGCGCATCGTGAGGACGCCGGCGGTGCGGAGCTCGGCCTCGAGGCGGCGCCACTCCTTCCGGGCCTCCCGCGAGAGCTTGGGCGGGGGTCGAAGCGGCGGGGACTCGCGCACGACCTTCGCCTCGGCGCGGGCGGCGTCCCGGTCGCCGTGCCGGTCGGGCCGGTGGGTTCCGTTGACCAGGTGCAGCGCCGTCGGCTTCCGGTTCCGCCCGCCGGACCGGCCCTTCCGGCCCGCCATCAGGCGCCCCCGGACGGATTTCCATTTGCTGACGGCGTGCGCGCGATGGGAGCCCCCTCCGGTCCCTGGAAACCGCTAGAGATCCGACCCCCCCTCCCCTGTCCTCCTGGGGTGACAGGCCCTCGGCGGGTGACACCGGACCTCGGCTCGACCCGGTTGTGGCACGGCGAGCAGAGCGCGACGAGGTTCGACCACTCGTCCGTCCCGCCGTCCCGCCTGGCCCGCAGGTGGTGCACGTGCTGGGCAGGCTGGCCGCAGATGCAGGTCGGGTGCGCCGCTAGGAACCGCGCGCGCTTGGGCCGCCACTCGGCGCCGTACCCGCGGGCGGCCGCCGTGCCACGGCCCCGGTCGTACTCCCTGTCGTGGCTGCGGTAGCGCTCGCCGTAGTCGCGCCGGGCAGCGAGCCGCTCCTCGTACGCCTGCCGGTGCTTCTCGCACCGGGGCCCGCCGTATGCCAGTGCCGGGCACCCCGGCTCGGCGCAGGATCGGGGAGGGCGCTGCGGCATGGTCGCTCCCGCAGGGTTCGGCTCGTGGCACCGGCCCCGTGGGTGCGATGGGCCGGTGCCACGAGCGAACGACTGCTCGCGCGTCGCAGCATACCCATGGGAACAGAGGGGTTACGTTCGATAACGGAAGGTTCAGGGTCCGACAAGAGAACGGGGGCCCGACAGCCGGGCCCCCGTGCAACGTAACGTTACATGAGCGGGTCTCACCTTCCTGGGGTTGGCGCCTCCTGTCACCCGCCCGGGGTTCCCGCCCCGGGGACGGTCGTCACGAGGGCAGCAGCACCGGGGTCGGTGCCACGACGCCTCGCTCCGGGTAGTCGATCAAGCCCAACGTTCGAAGGCTGCCGAGCTGGTTGAGGTACGCGCCCCCGCCGGCGGCGTAGCCGGCCGCGTCCGCGAGCTGCTCGCGCGTGATCCCGTCCGGAGCGGCCAGCACCGCTTCGACGATGCGGCGCTGCGGGCCGTTCAGCTTCTCGAGGATCCGGCGATGGAGCTCGTCGACCGTGGCCGGCGCAGACGTGCAGGGCGCCGCAGCGCGCCCCGCGTCCGTCAGTGCGACCTGGTTGGGCACGGGGTAGTCGATCAGGCCCAGCGTGCGCAGGCTCCCGAGTTGGTTGAGGTACGCGCCGCCGTTCGGGCTGTAGCCGGCGATGAACGCCACCTGCGCGCGGCTCGGCTGCGTGACGCCGAAGGCCACCCACCAGGTGAGCGCGCCGAGGATGCGTTGCTGCGGGCCGTTCAGGGACGCGTCGCCGTTCGTGGGCCGCGACGGCTTCGGGGCCGCGGGCGGCGCCGCGGGCCGCATGCGCTCGCGGCCGAACGAGCTCTCGGCGAGGACGACGCCAGGCAGCGGCTCGCCGTCGTCCTGCAGCGCGCCCTTCGTCTCGTTGACGACGCCCTCGAGCACGGCCACCGCGCGCCGCAGCGTGCGCTGGAGGTTCGCCGCCTCCGCCGCACGAGGCCGCAGCTCGGCGAGCTCGGCCCGGGCGCGATGGAGCTCCTCGAGATCCGCCGCCGGCGGAGCCGTCGGCGCGCTTCGGAGCTTCGCGAGCTCGCGCTCGGCGGCGACCAGCTTCGCGCGCAGCTTGCGCGGGTCGTTCGCCTCGGCGTCGTCGGCCGCCTTCCCCATCGCCTTCCGCAGCGGGTCGAGGTCCATCGCGCGCAGCGGCGGCCGCTTCAGCTTCTGGCCGGCCTTCGGCGTCGCCGAACTGTCGAACGTCCGCCGGGCCCGGATCTTCACGCGCTCGAACGTCTCGAGCCAGCCGGGCGACCATACCCAGCACGTGCCCTTCGGAAGCGACGCGAGCGACGCCGTGAACTCGGCCCGCTGCGCATCGTCGGCGTGCTGATCGACCCACTCCATGAGCGCCTTCCGGTCGCGCGGGTGCGTCAGCCGGAAGCACACGAGGACCTCGACCTGCGTCAGCACGTCCTTGGAGATCACGGCCGGGCGCTGCGTGATCAGGGTGCAGCCGAGGCCTCGCTGGCGGCCTCGGCGCACGAGGCTGTTCATCGCCCCGAGCATCCGCTGCTCGCCCGGCGCCGGGCGCTGCGGGGCGAACGCGTCCGCCTCGTCGAGCACGACGTGCAGCGGGTGCCGGTTCCGCCGGTACAGCGTCTCGGCGAACGCCTCGACGAACCGGGCCATGTCGGCCTTCGACATCAGGCTCAGGTCGAGCACGAGCGGCGCGCGCTCGCGCGCGACGAGCTCGGCGATCGCCGCGCCCGAGCGCGGCTCGAGCGGCAGGTCCCCGCGGTCCCCGCCGAGGATCGTCACCGGGCAGCCGCCGTCCGGCTTCCCGTCGGCCGAGGCCCGGAGGCCCCACCACGCCCCGACCGGGTCAAGCACGACGACCGGGAGATCCCGGCCGAGCAGCTCCTCGACGAGCACGCTCGCGGCGTACGTCTTCCCCATGCCGCGCTTCGCGAGGATCGCGAACGTCTCCGTCACGGCGTCGTCGGGGAGCTCGAACGTCGTGGAGATCTTCAGCACGGGGTCGTCTCCTGGATCTGCGGCAGGATCCGCTCGTACACGGCCCCAGGGAGCGGCCACAGGCCCTGCGCACCGGAACATGGCACGGGCTCGTCGAGCCACACGAAGTGATCGAGCCGCCACCCGATCGGCCCGCAGAACCACGGATCGCGGGACCGCTCGAGGATCTCGGCGACGTTCGCGACCGCGAACACGTGGCCGGCCAGGCGCTTGGCCTCGGCCTGCAGGTCGAGTTGGTCGAGGCGGATCCCGCGCGCGACCCAGACCGTCGCCGTCACCGCCGTCAGCGCGTCGTAGCGCGTGAGCACGCCCCCGCCGAGCTGCCGGCCCGCGTGGAGCGCGATCACCGTGCGCTCGCGCGTCCGGAACCACGGCTTCCAGCTGCGGTTCTCGATGCGCTTGCCGAGCCGGAACGCCGGCGCCCACTCGGGCCAGATCGTGAGGGCCTTCATCGCCGCTCGTCCCGGAACGCGTCCGCGACGACCGGATCGCTCTGCGCGAGCGCGAATCCGGCCGAGCGGCACAGCTTGGCGACGCCCACCGGATCGCCGCGATGCGCTCGGCCGAACAGGCGGACGTACGTTTCGCCGGGGTGAATGCAGTGGCACCCGCACCCCCAGCCGTCGCAGGCGTGGCGCTTCGCCGCGCGTCGGATCTCCGCCGAGATCGTCATCGTGGGAACTCCCGCACGCGGAGGTCCTCGGGCCACTCGGCGGGGTCGCCGCCCTTGCGCGAGCGCAGCTTCCACTCCCACGGGTCGGGGTCGTACTCGCCGTGCCGCAGAATCGACTCGGCGCTCTGCGGGACCGGCAACGGCCCGGGCGACGTGAACGGCCGTGCCCCGAGCTGCTTGACAAAACAGGGCACTCCCGCCGCTTTGCTTGACTCGATAATCGATCGGATCCACGCGACGTCGCACGGCCTGGCGCGCGGGCCGGACTCGCCGCCGACGACGACCCAGTCGAGGGCGGGACCATTCGAGGCGTTTCCCGCAACGAGCCAACCAGGTCCGTGCCCTCGGTCGGAGAAGTCCGGCTGCGCGAACGCGATCGGCCCGAGCAGCGGCTCCGCGCTGATCCACCGTACCGCGGCCGGCGTCTGCAGCAGCAGCGGGATCCGCTCGTCGGCCGTGGCTTGGTCCTCGACGCTGACGCCGAGCCACAGCCATCGGGTCGGCGTGCCACCTCCGATGCTCGTGAGCTCGTGCGGGCTCAGCCAGATGGGGATCTCGGTGTCGCGGAGCCGGGTCATGTACGCGAGCATCCGCTTCGGCCGCTTGGTCAGGACCTGATAGGTGTGCCGGGGCGCGCGGAGCATCGTCGCGAAGACGCGGTCGATCGTCTCGTCCGGCACCGCCGGGTGGAACAGGTCCGACATGCTGTTGACGAACACCCGCCGCGGCTTCCGCCAACCGAGTGGAGCGTCAAGCAGATCAGGCACAAGCCGGAGGCTGCCGGTCCAGTCGGGTTTTCCGTTGCGGCGCGTGGCGAGCTTCTCGTACGGCTTGCCGCGCCCCGAGAATCGGTATGCGACCGCGGCGGCATAGCAGTTGTCGCAGCCCGCGGAGACGCGGCTGCAGCCCCTTATCGGGTTCCAGCTGACGTCCGTCCACTCGATCGACGTGTTCGTGCTCACGGGCTGTTCTCCTCGTCGCCCCACGCGCACCGCGAGCAGAGCATCCCGTCGGCCGTGCCGACGAGGATTCCGTAGCGCTCGCCGCACCGCATGCACGGCGGCAGCGCGCGCGACGGGGCGGGCACCTCGTCAGCTGCCGGCGGCGCCGGCCCGAGCTCGCGGGCCCGGTTCCGAAGCTTCGCCGGCAGCCGCTTCATGCGAACCGGCAGGGCCGTTCTCCCGGCGCGCAAACGCGCGCGCCTTCCAGAATTCGTCGACCATCCCCGCGAGCACGGCGCGGCAGTCCGCGCAGAGCTCGAAGTGCTTCCGCAGGCCGAGTCCGGTGATGACGACCTCCAGCGTCGCCGAGCGACCGGGCGAACCGGCGTCGGGAGGGATCTCGAAGTGCGCGTTGCACGCCTCGCACGTCTCGTACGTCACTGTCGGCACCGATCAGCCCTCCTCCGACTGCAGACGTCTGCGGAGCGGGTTCGTGTCGACGCGCGCCGCGCCCGTGAGGCACAGCTCGACGTCGCGCGCGTCGACGACGATCCGCAGCGCGGGCGCGGGGGCCCCGCGGACCCACGTCAGCTCGACGACGTCGAGCGGCAGCTCGGCGCCGGTCGTGTCGTCGTAGAGGCGGATCAGCGCACCGTTACCGACGACGCGTACACGCGCCATGGCTTCCTCCCCCGCGCCGGCGGCCGCGGGACCTCGATCAGCGCCGGCCGCGGCGGGTCGAACACCTCGAGCTCGTTCGGCGCACGACCCCGGCCCCACGTGATCGCGAGGTACACGTGCGCCCCCGGGCCCCGCGCGATGCGCGAGGGCTGGGCGAGCTCGAGCGCCGCCCGACGTGCGGCCGACGGGCTCGCGTCCGCGAGCTCGGCCAGGTCCGCCACCGTCCAACCCGTCCACCGTCCCCCTCGCAGCTGCGACTCCCGCAGCGCCACGAACCACACGCGCAGCCGGCAGTCCCGCAACCAGCCGAAGTGCCACACGAGCCAGTCCGGCGTCCGTGTCCAACCCCGTGAATGCAAGCCGCCGACCCCACTCCGGCGGAATGCCGACCCGCGCTACGGGCCGGCGAGTACTCGTGCCGCGCCGGTCCCCACCGGCGCGAGATCGCGATACGCCGCGTCGACGCAGGCCGGCGCGGAACAGACGTTCGGGCGGACCCACCAGCACCGCGCGACCTCCCCCGGGGGCGCGCCGAGCAGCTCCTGCAGCATGTCGGTCGGAATCGCGCACGGGAACCGCTCGGTGCACGTGCAGTAGCGGCACACGCGCAGCTGCGGGGCGCCGTCGGTCACCACGGCGCCTCCTCGATGCGCCACGACTCCTCGACCGGGATGGTCAGCAGGCCCGCGCTGATCGCGAGGGCCGGTGTCTCGTACTCCCGGCCGCGGTCGTCCCACCCGAGCCCGTCCCACTGCAGGCCGTCGTCCTCGCGGACGATGACGACCGGTGTCACGGGACGTCCTCAGAATGCGGATCGACTCCGACCAAGCGGCACAGGGCGATCGAGAACGTCGAGCCGTAGTGGAAGAGCCTGCGAACCATGACCCAATTCGGACGGCCACGATCGGCGTAGCGCTGCCGCGTCCTCAGCGCCCCCAGGACGCCGCGCTTCAGCGCTTCGACCGCATCGATCTCGTGATCGCCCACTACGATCGACGCGTGCCCGGCGACGAAGCCGTAGTGCGGGTCTCTCCCCGCCGTCACGTCTCGTTCGGGCACCGACCCGGCGCCCACCTCCGGCGACGTTCCCGTGCTCTCGACGGCGGGCCCCGCGACACCGGAGCTTGTGCCATTCGCGGCGGTCTCCTCCGGCTCTACCGCTCGGCAAACCCGTCGCCCCGGGG